GCCTGTTCCGATACCTTTCATTGTATCTGAAATCATTTTACCGAGACTCTTTGTTTCTCCTAATGCTGTAGACATTCCTTTAGTNCTNGGCANNCCAGGTACAGATTGAGTGGCAGAAGCTCCTCCTGCTCCAATTCCTAACAATCCTTTTGCTTTACTAAGCATTCCTCCGGTTGCACCAGATACTGCTCCGCCTACTTTACCTGATGATCCTAACGCACCAGATGTTATTTTATTAAGTCCTTTGCTAAGTCCACCTAACATTCCTGTTAAGCCTCCACCACCCATTGCTATTGCGGCGGCACTACCTGCGGCCGCTAACGATACAAATGATCCTAATAATCCAACTCCGCCTGCTACTAGACCCCAAAATGATCCTTTAGCATAATCAACGGCTGTTTGCATTTCTGTAAGAGACTGGATGTTTTTTGCTTCTGTAGTTTGACCTTCTTCTGCATTTTTCTTAGCATCTTTGCCGGACTTATCTGCATCATCACCTAATCGTTTAAATGCGGCGCCAATTCCTGCCGCGGCATGCATGTTTTGATCCACAAAGTTCTCACTGAATGCAAATTGCCTCAAGGAAGCACTTTCCATACCTTTAAGAGCTTGTAAAACTGTACCATCACCTTTTCCAGTATTTGCTTCAGATATCATTCTTATCATTTCAGCAGTTGCACTTGCTTCTGCTCCAGATTTACCTTCAGTTGCAATACGAGTAGCTTGTCCAATTTTTCCTGAGGCTATTGCGGCTGATGCTCTATCTCTTTGATCTTGGCTTAGATTACCAAGCATTTGACCCATTACTCCTTGGATTTCAGTAGCATCTGTTCCTACTCCAAGCATTGCGGCTCTTTGTCCTGAAATAGATTTCTGGAAAGCCATTGAAGCCTGCATAATTACCTTGGCACTAACACCAAATTGATCGCTTAATCCTCGAGCTGTCTTTGCAGTAGTAGCATAACTTTTAATTGCAGTCTGCATTGCTGTTTCTTGTGAAGCACCAGACCTTCTTGCAACATCTAAACTAGCGGCCATTAAGCTGGCACTATCTTTTTCTGTAAGTCCTAACTGAGCAGTTAACTTAGCTGTTTCGTTAACTGACTTTGCAGAAACTCCATGTGCTTTTGTAAGGTTGCCCATCATAGAAGAACCGTTTCTAACTGCTCTCGACATTTGAGATAAGTTTTTAACTGCGTCTTCTGTATTTGCTCCTAATAACTTAAAACCACCACCACTTTCATTAATAACAGTTGCAAACTCTTTACCAAGTCCAGACATCATACTTTGTGTTTGCATTAAGCCAACACCAACTGCACCTAAGTTTAATGCTCCACTTGCACTTCTGGCGGCATCTGCAAAGTTTTCTAATGTTCCCCATGCAAAACCTAAACCAGCGGCAAAGGCGCCAAGTACTTTAGTAACTTTTCCTGTGCTATTTGTTAGAGCTCCGGATAACTGGTTTAAAGAATCTTGTCCTTTTTTACTTCCGTCAAGTAATCCTTTACCAAAATTTTGCAATCCTCTTATTTGTGATTTTTGCTCCCAGGTAAGTTTTTTAGATGTTTGTATAAGTTTTTCGTTTGATTCAGCAGTTTTCTTTAAACTTGAAGTAGTACCTTTGACCCCATCTTTTAGTTTGTCCATTGCCGAAGCAGTAGCATCAGCTTTAGGTGCAGTAGATCCACGACTTCCACCAGGTCTTGAGCCTGTTTGTTTATTCATATTAGCAATCTGATCAGTTAATTTACCAATTGCTTCTTTTAATTCTTCTTCCATATTACCTTTTGGACCTTTGTGCTTTATAACCGAATATAAGTATAGTTACAAATATAGGTTTCTATAAGCCTATTTACCTGATAGGATTAACTACATGGATAATAAAAACCCACTTTCCGGGCAAACTGCTAACCCTTTATCGGATTATTTTAGGCAACCTGGAACATATATTACTCTTCCTTCTAATGGAAGATACTATAAACAGCCACCTAAGTTAACTGAAAGCGGGGAACTTGCAATATATCCAATGACTGCAAAAGACGAATTACGCCTTAAAAACCCTGACGCTTTATTTAACGGTGAAGCAATGAGAGGTGTAATCAAAAGTTCTTGTCCAGACATTGCTGATGTTGATGAAGTTCCGTCAGCAGATGTTGATATGATTTTAGTTGCAGTTAAAATGGCAAGTTACGGAGACGATATGCCAATGGATATCAGTCATGGCTGTAACGAGTCTGATGGTAAGTCTCAACGAATAAATGTAAGTTTAGGACAGATAATTGGTACATTAAAGCCAATTCCAGCTAAATTAGGCATCGTGAAACTTGCAAATAACTTAGAAGTACATCTAAGACCGTATAACTTAAAAGATCAATCACGTTTACTACGAATGCAATTTGATTCAATGAGAGCATTGCAGTCAAGTGAACAACGAGAAGAACCAGTAGAAAAACAAACTGAAATTGCAAATGCAGGCTTTGCTCAATTAGTTGATCTAAGTCATGACTTAATGATTGGCGCAATTCTTAAAGTTGTTATCCCAGGTACCGGAGAAGCAGAACCACAAGAAATAACTGATGTAAAATTTATTGCTGACTGGTTGGGTAACCTCGACAGAGGCTCAGTTGATAGGTTAGAAACAGAATTAAAAGCATTCCAAGAATTTGGAATTATCAGAGAAGTTTCAGCTAAATGTGATTTTTGCCAAGAAGAATACAAAACAGATATGCTTTTTGATCCAACAAGTTTTTTTTCCGAAGGCTCTTGAGTCTAGGAACTGATTCAAATAAGATTACAAAGTATATCGAAAGTTTTGAATCTGAGTCAAGAGCCCTAACCCAAGATATATGTAATTTAAGTGTTTGGAGTAGCAACCCTATACAAGTTGTATGGGATATGCCATATACTGACAGAGTAATCTTATCAGAAGTAGTTAAAGAGAAGATAGATACAATGTATGGTAAAAAGGGTATTGCTAATCAGATGCGTTAGCCAGAGTTGCTCATTAACATTGTTAAGAATCAGTTACAGGACGAATACTTCGTCCATGAATATCGTATCGCGTTGCTCTACTCATTCAATTTTATATTTCAAACGATAACACATAGTTTTTATTATATAAGTTTGACTCTAATATTTTTAAGTTTANCTTGAGCTGGATGAGTATCCACACTTAGCCCCGTTTGGGGGCTAAGGTAAATGGTTTGTCTTGACCCAGACTCGTACCACACTTTGGTTAAAGAAACATATTATGTTAGGGCGGTTACGCTGTACCCTTTTACTCTCGACTGTAATAACGCAAACAATAGAACCGAACCAAACCAATTCTATTATTATGTGGGTTGTAATAGTTCACCAGAGCCCACTCATTTTAGCAATACTATACATACACCAGTCCAGTTTCATGCTGTTTGAACTACGTCCTGTCAAGGATAGTGGTGATATGTCTCTGCTACTGCTCAGAACTTCCGTCCTCTGCGATCCTTAATTGATCCAGATTTTATGGGTGCAATATAACCGGCTTGCACTAACCTATCAGTAGATAGCTTGCCAATGTGTCTAAGAGATGGTCTCTGTGAGTTTTGAGTATGTTTTTACTTGTTCTACATTCAATTCCCAAAAGGAATCGTATTCTGTTATGAGCCAATTTTTATAGTTTATAGATCTTGTTGTCTTAAATTTAAACTTGTCCTCGTATGCAACATAACGACCTTTTCTATTAAACTTCATACAAAGAAGTCCCAAGTCGCCATCATCCATACAGTCTATAGTTTGATTTATCCAGTCATCTAATATCAGTACGTCCGTATTTTGAAGTAACTGATGGAAAGGAAAGTCTGCATAAAATTTGCATTCAAATACCAATAAAGGAAAACTAGGACCAGGAATAATATCTCCTTTAAAGCCTCTAATTTGTTCTTCACTTAGATAGCTTTTACGAGCCTGATTCATTCCTCCAACAAAAGCTCCTGAGTTTGGAACTCTTACAAAACTTTCGTTGTAAATTTCTGAGAGATGTGTTGCAACCTCCCTCTCAAAACTTGATCCTTTAGTTTTACTTTTACTTGGCATTAAAGTGCGTTTTTCTCTTCTGTGATTTCTTTACGTCTTTCTTTAACAGCAACAGCAATAGCCTGAAGAGCTTTACGAGCTCTAGTTGCAGAAGCCTTAACTCCCTTTTCTACAAACTTTCTGTTCTCTGCCATATAAGTATCCATATTTTCCATTAGTGCTATATGGTGAGCTGAATCTCTTGGGTCTGTCATATTATTCTCCTTATAAAATAATTTCAGTAGAATTGTCAAGCTCGGTAAAACCATTTTGCTTAACAACCATTAGTACGTTGTTTACACGACCAGCGAGTTCGTCTCGGTGGCTGATTAAAAAGACATTACGTTTCATTTCACGGCCCATTTTCTTTAAGACACTCATTGATAACTCAATACCAACTTGGTCCATGCCTGAGTCTACTAATTCATCAATAAACAATAAATTCATAGGTTCTGTGAAACTCTCATACACATCTCTAAAACTCCAACTTAGAGCTAAGATTAACCTGTTACGTTCTCCCCTGCTTAGGTTGTCAAAATCAAATGTTTGACCCAATTGAGTAATGTCAACCTCTAAGTCGCTTTTAAATTCCACTTCATGTGGTAATTGTAACTTATCCAAGTAATAACCTAGTCTGTGGTTCAAATATGCTAAATTCTGCTCGATAATGCGTTTACGGACAAATGAGTCCTTGTTAGTAAGCAATTTTAACAAAAATTCTTGGTGTTCTTGCAGTTTTGTATACTCATTCATGTTCTCCCATGATATTTCTGCAAGGGCAGTAGTTTCAAGAGCTTCTATTTGCTCCTGGTAAGGATCTGCCTCTCCTTCCTTGTTTACCAGAATACTTTTTAAGTTTTCTAAATTACTCTGGTGTTTAATTGCTTCTTCGATATTTAAATATTTTGTACTAGGTCTTGTACCCATATCTCCAATATCTCGAACAGCAATATCTGCTTGTGCTAAAAGACCATGTTCTTCTTTAAGAGCATCTTTAATCTGATTTAGCATATTGTTAGATTCTGTTATTAAAGTTTTTTGCTTTTCGTCTTGTAACTTAGTACCACAAGTATGGCACTTATTATCCTTTAAAGATACTAAATTATTTTCAGATAATTTAAGAGATTCCTTAAGTTTATTAATATTACTCTGTCTAGAAGCAAGTTCTTTATTGGCTAACTTTAGGCGACTATCGTTTTCTTTAAAAACTTCTAATGCCCTGTGAGATGCAAGTTCTGCATCAATATCTGTTGATTCTAACTCTGTAATACCAGCCAACAAATTAGTTAAGTCAGCATCTTTTTTCTTAGCCCATGTCCTGCTACGTCTTTTTAAATCGTCAATAGTAGACTTAACTCTAGCATTACTTTCTTCTAATGCACGATGCCTTGATTCTTCATCTTTAACCAGATCTTTAGTATTTCTAATACCTTCTTTAAGTATGTCAGCTTTTTCACTAAGTTGTGTAATACCGAGAAGTTCTTCAATAATTTCTCGTTGTTCATTGGCCCGTAAAGATAAGAAAGGTTGTGTATAAGTGTTCAATGCAACAAGGTGTTTGAACATTTCTTTGCCCATGCCAATGAGCCTATCTATTTCTTTTTGTGTAACTCTATTTTCGCCTTGTCCTTCATCTGTTACATCACCTAACTTACTATCGTTAATATAAAAACGTAAGACATTTGGACTACGTCCACGTTCAATTTTAAACTTTTCGCCGTTCTTTTCAAACTCTAATGTAACAAGCATATTCTTGCCATTAGTTTTGTTAATTAGGTTATGTTTACGGATTGTAGTTAATGCATCACCATAAAGTGCAAAAGACAAAGCATTAACAATAGTTGTTTTACCAACACCATTACGAGCTCCATCGCCACCTAAATCTAAGTTATTTCCTAGTACAAGAGTCAAACCATCTTTGTCTAAGTTTAGTGCCTGAGTAACATTACCAACACTCATAAAGTTTTTTATTGTAATATTCTTGAATATAATCATTTATTCAATCCTTGGTATATTTCTGTTAATAACTTTCTATCTATTACATCAGAATCAATAGATTGAATTTGATTTAGAACAATAGCATCAACACTTTCAAATTTAATTTCTCCGCCATCCCATTCTTTAGAATGTTCTTCCTTAGCATTTGGTATAAGAGATAATTCACGCATTCCATATTCATTATACCACTTTTCTTTGATATAAGATGCTTCTTCGTAACTAATATCAACATCAATAGTAATACGAGCAAAAGTTGTATGATCAAACAAATGTGTATGGTTGTCAATTGCATGTGTCAACGACATAGTTTTAAATTTAGGAGCATCTGGCCACTGTCTAAATACATACTCTCCACCATAAGGAAGTATCATCATGCCTCTTTCGTCATCACCTGCATCAGCAAAATTGTGAGGGAAAGCATTACCTGTGTAGATTACATTTCCTCTTCTTTGCCTCTTATGAAAGTGTCCGCTGAATACAAATTCCTGATTAGGAAAATGATCCCCATTTAGCCCTCCATGGTCCGGCATCTCTACCATAGCATTCATTTTAAAACGAGGAAGTTCAAAGTGTCCAAATATGTAACGAGAATGTATATTTCTCATTTCTGTCCATTCTTCACCAACTAACCAAGGAACAATAGTCATGTCACCAATAGTAGTAATTTCATTAATAATATGCAAATTTGTCAAATATTCGCCAAAAGGCAGAGAATTAATTTCTCGTTTTTCTCTATAAGCCAAGTCATGATTGCCCATAATCACATAGACATTTTCAAAGTTTTGGCTCAAGTATTCTAAATTTGTGGTAGTATAATTAAGTGTACTAACATTAATATTACTACGGCTATTATGCCAATCGCCACCAAAGATACAAGTTTCGCATCCTTCTTTGTGAGCTTCTTCTACAAACCACTTGATAAAGTTTTCACAGTCATCATTATGAGCTCGACTGTTATTTCTTAAACCAAAATGAATATCCGTAAAATATGCGGCTTTCTTAAAAGGTTGATTCATTCTATATTATAACACTTCTTTTGCTTGTTGTCTAGCTCTAACTAACTGATCTTTTATAAAAAGTTTTTCTTTCTTTAGTTTTTGTACAAGGTCTCCTGTTGCACCCTCAACAAGTTTCTTAAGAACTTTGTGTTTATATTCNAGTCGTTCTAATGCTCTATTCATCTTCGAGTTTCCTTTGTAAATATTGCTCCAATTTTGGGCNTTCCCAATCTTTTGGCTTAAGAATTTTACCGTCACTTCTTTTATTAACTTTACCAGTTACTTCATCAATTTTGGCAAAGTTTGTAGACATTACTTCGCTCCAAGCACCTTCGCCATCGGCTCCCATAGAATGGATTGCGCCAATTGTAACAACAAGAATATCAATTAAGGCATCTAATTGTTCCTGTTTATCCTTGGCTTTAAGTGCATCAACTAACTCCTTTGCTTCTTCGTTAATTAACGAAAGATATAGCTGGTATTGCGGAATGTTTTCTTCCGCAACAGTTTGATCACATGCTAACATAAAACGTTCCTGGTCTTCAAATGGATTTGTCATTTATTACTCCTTACTGAAATTCTGGTGGTGGATTATTATGTCCAATCATCTCTGATAATGGTTCTTTTTCTTCTTTTTCTTTTTCTGCTCTATCTGCTTCTTTTAAAGCAAGAGCTCTTTCAACTTCTGCTTTTACTTTTTCAATATGCTCTGCTTGTCTGGTCCAACTTGGAGTTTGCCCTGCTTCTTGTAGTAAATCGTCACGTATATCACGTTGTCTCTTTTCAACATTTAATACTCGAGTAAAACTATTAGTTACAGCGGCAGTATAATAAGCAAACGGGTTTTGACTCTTGCTCTCATCAAATTGTAAAGCAATCTGCGTTAATTGTATAAGAGCCTGTCCTCTCATTTCGTCAATATAACTATATCCTCTCCAGTTACTTCGTAAACTATAACGTTCACATAATTTTAGAAACATTGCGCCAAGCCTATTAGTAATCTTTCCATGATCAATACTAAAGTGGCCAGTTTCTAAATCACCTTTCCAATGACTGCGAACTACTTCTTTCCACTCTCCGTCTTCCTTAACATAATGTTTAAAAGGAGGAAAGTTAACTTTAGCTCTGTAATCTGCAGGTGTTTTAGGATTAGTCTTACGTCCTGGTTCTTCTGGAATATGATCCCAATCCATGAGCCTAACCACTATTTCATCGTTAGAAATAGATTTTGTTGGTACCATAAATTGATCCATTTTTGGTTTCTTGCTAGGACGTTTTCCTTCTTCTTCCCATTGCTTAATAGCCTCTTTATGAAGTGCTTCTGCAAATCTTTTGGCTCGTGTAGCCTTTGCAATCTTAAGAGCTCCTTCCGGAAATGCTATAGTCTTGCGATTGTGGAAATGTTTTAGGTCATGCAAAATGATATCATAATCACTATATTTCTTATCTTCTTTCCAGCAAAACTGAAGTTTGCTTTTATGGATCTGAAGAAGTAAGTCTTTATTCTTTAAGTATACGTTTTTTAGATTAGTTGTCATATTAATTCCTTATTTTCATTAGTATAGCAAATATTGTTCTTATTGTCAATAGGTTATCTACCCACTTTATAAAAACGGTAAATATAGTTGGAGATATTATAACATGAAAATTAGTGATTTGCAACCCCAAGTAATTGCCATTTATGGTGGAAGGTTTCATCCGTTCCATCATGGACATGCTTCTGCATATAAAGAACTAGCGTCTAAGTTTGGCATTAACAATACTTATATCGCTTCTAGCGGCAAAGTAGAGCCGAATAAGAGTCCTTTTTCTTTTGACGAGAAAAAAGCAATGATACAAGCAACGGGTATTAATCCAAGCCAGGTTATTGAAGAACCGGTTCCTTATAATCCAAAAGTACTACCAACTGCATTAGGTCTTGATCCTAACACAGATGTTATGGTATTTGGAGTAGGATCAAAGGATATGCAAGAAGATCCTAGATTTCAGTTCACACCATTAAAAAATGGTTCGCCTTCTTATTTTCAAAAATATACAGGTGGTAAGATGAAACCTTTTACAAACGACAAAGGTGAAGGAACAGAACGCCCTGGACATGGGTACATATATCCTGTTAAAGATTATAAGTTTACAGTTGCAGGGCAAACAGCAGGAAGTGCATCAGAGATTAGAAGTATGTTTGCAAGCGGAAGTACAGAGGAACAAGAAAGAATTGTAAAAGATCTATACCCAAACGCAGACGAAGGTTTACAGAAAAAGATCCTTAGTATTTTTAGCAGGAGGCTAACATAACATGGCTCAAGTTGCGGATAAAGTAAAATTATCGTTTAAAGCACTAAAGCCNGAAGTTACACCAACTTCGGATAATGCGGCTTTTAACACTAATATTATTGAATGGGACTATACTCCGAGAATAACACAATCTATTGAAGTTAACTATAATACTATTGAATTACAACATACAAATTATCAACCAAGTGCGTTTGGTAATAGAAAGGTTCCTACAATATCAATTAGTGGACCTTTTGTTAGTAGAGATGAAAAAGAAGGACGCAGAGCATTAAATGCAATACATTTGTTAAGAACATCTACTATGATGTTTTATGGCAGAAAACAAGAAAAAGAAACAAGAGGAACGCCTCCTCCAATTGGAAGACTAAATGCTTACGGGCTTTATAATAATACACCAGTTGTAGTACAATCGTTTTCTTTTGATTATCCACAGGACGTAGATTACATTACAGTAAGCATGGCAGATGGATTTCAGACAGTACCTGTATTATTTGATATCTCCGTATCATTACTTGTTCAACTTAGCCCACTTGAAGTAGTTAAAGACTTTAAGTTAGAGGATTTTGCATCAGGTAAACTATTAGGCAAAGGATATATTTAATGGCAACAGGCAAAGCACATTACGGAAATACAAAAGTTAAAGACTTTTTCTTAGATATCTATAATGCACAGACAGTCGACGATTTAGTATCACCTGGGACCGAAACCCAACAACATATAGTTACACCAGCTCAGGCACATAGACCAGACAAACTAAGTTATGATTTATATGGTAACAGTAAGTATTGGTGGACTATTGCAATGCTCAATAGAAATGCACTTGTTGATCCTATTAGAGATTTAAAAGCTGGAACAGTACTAGAGGTACTTACTAGCACAGACGGAATTTAAAATGGCCATAGCGAAACTTGCACCCGAGTCAATTCAAGCTCCTCCAAAACTTGCTAGTGAGGTAGGAGATAATCCTTTATTAGCATATCCTAGTTATACCTATAATGTAGTATTAACTATGATGCCTAGTGACGAAAGAACACTGAAAATAAAAGAAAGATCATTTAATCACGGAAGAGGGATTAAAATATTAGACTCAGCATCAGTTGGCTCAGTTGTCTTAGAATCACTTGAAATAACAACAGCTAATCCTGGACACCCACAACCCTTTTATATGTCTGCAATAGATCATACATTTAAAATGGGAATAACTGAACCTTTGGGTGCTAGACTACCAGAGATGATTGCAAAGTCTGCAAGATCGTTTAACTATCCTAATTCTCAAGAAGCAATATTTTTGCTAGAGGTAAACTTCAAAGGCTACGAAAATGACATGCCAGTTATATGCAAAGATGGATTAGGTAACGAAATGGTTTATAAATGGTATGTTACAATTACTGAGTTAGAAATGAGTTTAGATTTAAGAGGTACAACATATAGTTTACTGATGGTAACAAACTTAGGTTCTTCTAGTAATACAGAAGTGTTGAAAATAGAAAAAGGTGTATCTGTTGACAAAGACAATGACAATAGTAAACAGAATAATATACAAGGTCTTATTACAAGATTAGAAACTGGATTAAACAAGTACCAAAAAGAATTAGTTAAAGACGGAATACAAGAAAAAGCAGACACTTATAAATTTTATGTTTGTCCAACAATAAAAGATAAAAAGTTTGACTTTGATTCAAAATTAATTGCAACAAAAAGCGAAGGCTTTTTTATGAGTATATTTACGGATGGTAATATTGCACTAGCACCAGGAGAAACAATACAAGGGTTTATACATCAAATGTTTGGCACTTCGCCAGAGCTTGTAAAATATTTAACAAATGATGCATTTGACCAAGAAAGTGTAAAACCAAAACCAGAGTCTCTTAAAAAGTTAAAGAAGTCAATACTAGTTGTTACAGGAGTTACTGTACAAGGCAAAGATTCATTTGATGCTAAACGAATGAAAGAAGCAGTAGATGTAGAAGTATTCGTAGGTGCAAGGGCTTTAGCCAAAGATCTTATGGATCCTGCTGAATTAGAACAGACTTCATCTATAGATGATGTATCTGCTAGGATTGATGATTATATTGAAAACGGACTTATTAGAAAAGCATATAAGTGGATTTATTCAGGAGAAAATACTGAAATATTAAACTTAGATCTTAAGTTTAATAACCTTTGGAGAATTCCTCTGTCAATGATCAATGACCTTTCTGTTCCACAAGCAAAAACTACAAAGAAGAAACCATCAGCTAAGGAATTAAGAGAAGTTGCAAGAAAACAAAATGCTGAAAATAAAAGAAGAGACGAAGCAACACTAAAAAGAATACAAGATGAAAAACTTGCTCCTTTTAGATTTGCTGAAGATTTAACAGAAGCAGACGTAGATATTTCGCAGTTAAATATCTATAAGACTATGTTTACTCCAACTAATACACAAGGTAAAACAAAAGATACACAATCAGAAGGCAAAAGAGCAGAGTTTGTTTCAAAACATTTGTTTAAACAATTACATGCTGGTGCAAGTGCAGGTAATGGAGATTTAATGACATTAGATTTTGATGTTTTAGGAGATCCGTTTTGGCTACACCAAACACCAGCAGGAGTAGAAGGAAAAGCACCAGTACAAGATGACATAAATTTTTATATCGAAAATATAGGAAACTACAAGGAAGCACTAAAAGAACACTTAGCAAAAACAGCTGGGCAAAATGTAGATAATTCAGTCTACTTAGAAGTCGGAGTACCAAGTGCAGATAGAAACGACAAAGACCTTATGGACCTAGACAAAGAAGATTTGATTACGGGTGTATATAGGATTTTTTCAACTGTACATACATTTACAGGTGGAAAGTTTACATCAAAGTTAAAAGGAACAAAAGATCCTCTTTTAGGACAAAAAGCAAAAGAAGCAATGCAGAAGAAGATCAAAAAAGAAAGAGATGCAAAGTTTAAAAAAGCAAACGAAGCAGGAAAAGGTTAGGAGTATAATATGTCAACAGGACCGTATGATTTAGAAAGTTTTACAGGAGTGTATCTTGGTAAAATTAAAAACAATGCAGACCCCTATGGCATGGGTGTACTTGAAGTTTATATCAAAGAGTTTCTTGGAGATGAAAATAATCCAGATCATTGGAGAAGAGTAAAGTATTGTCCTCCTTTTGCTGGATCAACAAACCACCAAGCAGAGAAGCCAATTAAAGGTTCAGTTGATTATGAAGAAACAGATAGAGCCTATGGTATATGGCATGTTCCACCAGACTTAAATGTGTTTGTAATATGCTCTTTCATTAATGGAGATAAAAACTTAGGTGTATGGTGGGCATGTGTACCACATGACGACAAAACACATGCATTGCCAGGAATTGCGTCAGGAGCCACACACGAAGGTTTAGTAAGGCCAATTGGCGATAGAAATAGATGGAATGTTTCAGATAAAAATATCATGCGTAGGCCTGAACACCCTGCTAGTTTTAGATTAAGTGAACAAGGAATTGATAAAGATTTAAGAAGAGGTCAAACTAATGCTGGTCCTTTTAGAAATGCTTCAAGCCATCCTGGATTAGCATATGGTATACTAACTCCTAATCAGCATAGTCTTATGTTAGACGACGGAGAAGAAGGACTCGACGGACAAATACGTTTTCGTACTTCTAGTGGGCACCAAATACAGATGCACGAAGAGGGCGGGTATATTAACATTATTAATGCAAAAGGTACTGCTTGGATAGAATTAGACGAAGAAGGAAACATTGATGTGTACTCACAAAAGGACATATCTTTTCATGCAGAAGAGAATATTAATATGCATGCCGGTAAAAATATTAATATAGAAGCAGTCAAAGATATTAACGTGAAGTCAAAAGAAAACACTAAAATTGAAACAGGACAGAGTTATAATGTTACAGCTGGTCAAGGGCTATTTCAAACATCACTAGCAGGAATGGATGTCAATGTAGCGGCAGTTTATAAAGAAACTGCAAAAAGAATTGACATGAATGGACCTGTTGCGGCAAAGGCAACCAAGCCTGAAGTACATAATCATATTGTAAATGAACTAGTAGGAGAAAGTGTATCTGCTAGAGTACCGGAGCATGAGCCTTGGGCAGGACACGGAAAGTTTGAAGGTGGTGAAAAAATTACATTGCCAGTTGGAACGTTAAGTCCAGACTCACCTGAAGCAGTTTTAGCAAGTGTTCCTGGTAGTCCTACAGTAGTTCCAGCTCCAGCAAGTTATGAATCATTGGAACCAGTTTTAAATGCTGAAGGAGAACAAGTTTCTCAACAAACAGGAATTCCATTAACTGCTGATGCTGTTTCTTGTATGCCTCCTTTAAGTTTAAAAGGAGCAGTAATGAGCGAAAAAGCATTTAATATGATGAAAAGTAGAGAAGCATATAGAGGAATGATGTACGCAGATTTTCAAGGATATAGTATTGGATATGGAACTAGAGTTGATATCTGGGGACCACAAAACTCTGCAAGCAAACTAGATGCAAGTATAAAACAAGCACTAGTTGATGGACCAAGTGAAGCAGAGGCAAGAATTGCAAGTAGACAAATTATTGATAGACATATGACTCCTCCTCTAAGGCGCCGCCTAATTAAGAGGATTGGTAAGGACATAGTTTGTATTACACAAACAATGTTTGATGCATTGTGTATGGCTTCTTTTGGAAATCCAGGTAATGCTTATAAAATGGCAGATCAATTAGTAGATAGCGGAAAAGCAAGTGGTGATGGCAGACCTCAACCTAAAGATATTGCAACTATATGGGCAAATGCGTATTATACACCAAATGCTACTCAACGTAACTCAGAAGCAAAATATGCAATAACAGGCGAAGTACAAGGAGCTCAGAAAAGTGCAAGTGAACTTATGAACGAAGGAGTTACTGCTGACTTTAAAAGTGTACAAAAGAAAAGAGCAAGACAACCACAAAACGACCAATGGAAAACTGATTTGGGCAATGGGCCATCTACTGGTAAAAGACTACAATCAAAGTACCTTCCTCCTAACAAATTACAACGAGCACAGTACGAAAGAAGCTACTTTTTAAACACAGGAAAAATACCTCCTGGTTCTACTATAACACAAGTTGCATCATTACAAAATAAACATGGAAATCCTCATACTGGCGAAAATAATCCGCCAAATACACCTACAAGGGCATAACAGTAATAACCCTGCTTAATAAGGGTGCTAAATATAGTTATGGCTACATTGACAACAAAATACAAAGGATACAGCACAATAGGCACTAGTTTTACAAAACCAGTGTTGACTAACTTTGCTCTAGCAAAACAAGATTTATTGAATCAGTTTGGAACAAAGCTAGGCGAACGTATTATGCTACCGTCACATGGCAGTATAATATGGGAATTGCTTTTTGATCCACTTGATGACAATACAAGACAACTAATAAGAGATGATGTTGTTAGAATTATTTCAGAAGATCCTAGATGGGAATTCGTTGAAGTTCAGACAATAGAAAATGAACATTCAGTTAATGTTGATGTAACACTAATTTATCGTCCAGAGAATGAAGTAACTACACTTCCTTTGGAATTTAATAAAGGAGAATTTTAATGAGTCAGACAAAGCGTCTAAGTCAGTTAAACGCCGCAGAGAGCTGGCTTAATAGTTATAGAGATTTAGTCAATGCAGATTTTAAAGCATATGATTTTGAATCATTAAGAGAAGCACTACTAGATCATATCCAGGTTAATTACGGAGAAGATTTTAATGACTTTATTAATAGCAGTGAATATGTTGCATTAGTTGATTTAATTTCATTCCTCGGACAAAACATAGCATTCAGAGCAGATTTAAATTTAAGAGAAACATTCTTAGAAACTGCTGAAGTAAGAGAAAACGTATTATCTATTGCTAGACAAATAGGATACAAGTCACATAGAAATAAAACTGCTGAAGGTTTTTTAAGAATTAACAGTATTTCAAGTTCTCAAGAAATATACGATAGTAGAGGAGTCAACCTAGCAGGTCAAAATATTGTATGGGCAGATCCGCTAAACAGTGATTTTCAAGAACAATTTAACTTAATATTAAACGAAGCATTTAGTAAAAGTAATCCTATCGGAAGACCAATTAGTACATTTCAGTCAGGAGCAATGACTAGAGAAATTTATGAGTTTGAAGAAACAGATGATTCTAGCTTGATAGAAAATGTTTCATTGAATAGTAGAGCAGGACAATCATATACGTTTGATATTATTCCAGTAACACTAGAAGACGGAGCATTAATTGAAAGCCCACCATCTCCGTTAAATGCAAAGAGTCTTACTTTTAATAATGACGGAACAGGATTTGCTAGTGAATCAAATGGTTGGTTCTTTAGTTGTAAGCAAGGAACACTTCTGTTTCAGGATATTATTATTGATAATGTTGTAGAAAACAGAGTAATTGATATTAATGCAAATAATATCAATGATACTGATGTATGGGTACAAACTGTGGACCAGACAGGCACAATATTAACATATTGGACAAAGGTTGAAAGTGTTGTTGGTAACAACATATCTTTTAATGATATCGATAAAGAAGATAGAAATATCTTTGAAATAATTACTAGAACTAACGACCAGATATCAATTAAATTTGGCAATGGATCATTTGGTAATGTACCATTTGGTAATATTAGAATTTGGTTTAGAGTTAGTGCTAACGAAGACTTTATTATACAAAAAGGCGAAACTACTGATGTAGATTTAAATTTAGTTTATGTAGATTCTTTAGGACAGCCTCAAGAAATAGTTTGTAATATTAGTCCTAAAAATAACATGGCTGGCATCGAGAGTGAGTCTATTACTGACATTAAAAATAATG